AAACAATCTTCAATAGATATAAAGGACTTTGACGAAGCAAAAGGAGTAATTAGAGCCTACGCAAATACGTATGACTTCAAGGATTCCGACGGCGATATTTCTGCAAAGGGATCTTTTAACAAAACTATTTCGGAAAATTTTAAAAGAATCAGAGTCTTAAAGGACCATATCCCTACGATTGCTTTAGGGGTTCCCTTAGAGATTGACGCTAACGATTCTTATGGATTGTTAACGACAACTAAATTCAATCTAAAAAAGGAGGTTTCCCGGGACATGTTTACAGATATCCAATTAATGAAAGAAAACGGTTTAAACGCCGAGCTTTCAATCGGGTACAACATTATTTCAAGGGATCAGAAAAATAAATCAATTATAAAAGAATACAAGTTATTCGAAGACTCTTTTTTATCGAGTTGGGCCGCTAACGAAATGTCTACGGTCGAAGATATTAAAAGTTTAAAGTCTACTTATGGAATTATTGAGCTAATAGAAAAATCTTATAACCTCAACTATTCAGACACAAGATTAAAAGAAATTGAAACAATATTAAAATCACTTACAGACAAAGAGCCGTCAAAAATTGACACTCCTAACGTAGAGCCGATAAATAACCAAAAGGAAATTTTAACGAATTACATTAACAATTTATAACATGGAATTAAAAGAGCAATTAGAGGCTTTAACCTTAAAATTAGAGGGTAAGTCTAAGGAGCAAGCAGAAACCTTAATCAAAGGGTTTCAAGCAGAAAACAAAGAAAACATTGATTTAGCTGTAAAAGCTGTAAAAGATGAATTAGAAGAAAAACTACAATCTTTACAAAAGCACGCGGACGCTTTAGACGTAAAATTGCAGGAAAAGAATACCCAGGAGGCTAAAAAAGGGGACACTCTTAAAAAAGCTTTAGCTGACAATTTCGAGCAAATTAAAGCGGTTAAAAAAGGTAACACGGTAGAAGTTAAAGCGGTTGGCGATATGACAACTTCAAACGTTGCAGGAGAACACCCAAGGGACTACAATTTCGACATTGTTAAATTACCAAGTCAAAAAGTAAATGTTTCGGATCTTATTTCTACTATAAATATAGGTGGCGGAACTTATACTTATACAAAAGAAACCGGAGGCGAGGGATCTATTTCTAAAAATACAGAGGGGTCAGCTAAAACTCGTAAAGACTACGATTTCGAGGCAATCGACGTAAGTACGGACTTTATCGCAGGATTTGCACGTTATAGCAAGAAAATGAGAAATAACCTTTCCTATGTAACGTCAGCAATTCCTATGTTATTAAGACGCGACTATTTCAAGGAAGAAAACAAAGAGTTTGTTTCTGTTTTAAGAACAGACGCAACGGCGTCTTCTGAGGTTATCGCAGATAACACAAAGGCCGGAATGTTAGTTAACGACGTCGCAGCTTTAGAAGATGCGGACTACATTGCTAACGGTATAATCGTTAGACCGTCAGATTACTACGACATCTTAAAAACTCCAAAAGACGATTTAATGGCAATCGTAACGTTTGAGGGTAACGTTTTGAGAGTAAACGGGATCCAGGTATTTAAAGCTACTTGGTTAGTTGCAGGAGAATACTTTGTAGGGGATTGGAGCAGAGTTAATAAGATTGTAACTGAGGGACTTTCTTTAGAGTTCTCAGAAGTGGAGGGTACAAACTTTACTAAAAACAATATTACTGCAAGGATTGAGGCGCAAGTTGCAATCGCAGTTGAGCAGCCTTTAGCATTGGTTAAAGGAAGCTTTACAGCAGTAGCTTAAAAGGTTTTAATTTTTATTAATAAAAGCCTACTAATTAAATTTGGTAGGCTTTTTAATTAACAAATAAATGGACATAATTACATTATCAGAAGCAAAAGTTTATTTAAGAATCGACGACACTTTAACGGAAGACGATAACCAAATCTTACGCATGATAAACAGCGCTTTATCTTATGTAGAAAAATATACAAACGTTTATCTTAGGCCAACTACAAAGGAGTATTTTTTTAGTAATGGTTTAACTTTGGTTTATGATTATCCAATAAATACGGTTGAAAACCCGGAAGAATTTTCCAGGGTTGAAAAGCAGCAATACAGCGTTTTTAGTTCAAGTTTAGACAAAGTTACTTTAAATATTGGATTTACAGATATTTCGAACGTTCCGACGGTATTAATTGACGTAGCTTTTGAGATTTTAGACATACTTTACTATCAACATGAAACGGGCAAAAGTATAAAAACGGATCTTTCAAGCGTTAGTGTTACCGTTTTAGATGAATTTAAACGATTTATAATATAATGAGAAGCCGAAGATTTACAAAG